ATAGACGGAATACAGTCCACTTGAAACTACTCAAATTCTTAGGGTTTAAATTCTTGAGGGAACTCAAGTATGGTCCTAACCAATTATCCTTTATCGAGTTTTGCCGTGTGTGCAGATCCTAATGCTGCTGCTAGACAGCAAGCCAAAGAAAGACATGCTAATAAGATGTTCAAGTACAAGAGCGATTCCGCTAAGTACTGGAACAGAGAAACATCGTATGTTAGAAAAGCTCAATTTATACAAGGTATAGGTGAGTCCAGAGCTAGAAGTGATATTAGACAACTAATAGAACGTAAACGTGGACAAGTCTTATCTAGTAAAGAAAAATTAGCTCAAGAATATGCTACTACTCAATATGTAGATGAGGGTGGCGGAGCTAGAAATGCTGGTAGAAATCAGTATTTAAAAGTATTAAACCAACAAGCAGATGCTGAAAAAGGTTTATCTCAATTAGCTGGAAGAGGTCAAGGTATACTATTAGAAAGACAGAAGAGAATTAGAACAGGTATGTTAGCTAAAGCAAAAGATGAAATAGGATATAGACCTGAATTTGGTATGGCTGTTCAGATGCCAGGTAGAGATACTGGTGCTATGGCTATGGGTGCTATTAGTACAGCTTTGTCTATAGCTTCTATATTTGCTAGTGATATCAGAATGAAAGAAGACATAGAACAAATAGGAGTATCTCCTGATGGACATAAGATATATGAATTTAACTATAAAGGTAATCCAACTAGATACCGTGGAGCTATGGCTCAAGATGTAGTTAAGATAGATCCTATGGCTGTTGGTATAAGAGATGGTTACTTAACAGTTAACTATAGTAAAATTGATGTTGACATGGAGGTGATCTCATGACAAGTTCTACCTTTGATAAGATGTTAGCTAGGGAGAGAAATTCTCTTCCTTCTAATACTGGTAATTATTATGAATTAGAAAAAGGTGATATTAAGTATGATGGTGTCGAAAATGTAAATGATGCTATTGATGCTCAGATAAAAGATTTCCAAGAAAGAACTAACTGGGCTATAACAGAAGCTGAACGGTATCATAAAGCTAATACAGAACGTATCAGTCAGTTAGCTGGATTAGTAACTATAGCAGCTGACTTTCAAAAATGGAAGAAAGCAAGAGATTTAGGTAATGCTCAGTTTGATACTACCTACCAAACATATGAAGATTGGGAGGGACAAGCTCCAATAGATCCTGATAGTGGAGAAGTAGTAAAAACTGAGAGTCAACAGGAATTTGAAGATGAATCTAGGAAAACAGATAAAGTAGTAGAACAAACTGATGTCAACACAATTAAGTTAGTTGAAAATTCAGGTGATGCTACAACTTTAGATCAGAAGAACTCAGCTCTTAGTAGATCATCAAACACTCAAGATAGCATGAGTGGGATTCAGGCTGGTCTTGAATACCAAGAAGGATTCCAACCATATTTTGCTGGAGCTATACATATTAAAAAACGTCTAGTTAACCCTAGAACTGGTGAGGAAATGCCTGTAGCTATGAGTTTAATGGAAGTCATAGAGTCTGATAATAGAGAAGTTAAACAGTATTTACCTTGGTTATATAGAGATATATTTGCAGACTATCATGCTGCTAAGACGAAAGAAGGCTTAGTAGATAAGATGGGTGATAGATATTTTAAAAATAAAGTATTCCCCAACATCTATAAAACTGGTGGTGAACTAAGAAGTAGATTATTAAGTAGACAACTAGAAGTATCTATTAAAAAAGCTAAAGATAATCTGAATTATGATACATTAGCTAGATACCAAGCTGGTGGTAATGAGTATTTATTTGGTGAAGAAGGCTTTATAAGTGTTAGAGAGACACAATTAGATGGTACAAAAGATAACGCATTAGCTTGGAGAGAACTTACAGACTGGGTAACATGGGCTATTGATAATGATGAGATAAGTATTGAAGAAGGTTCAGAGATATTAAACGCTAAAGTCAAGAAAAGAGGTACTAATAAACTTGTTAAATTAAAGGATTTGAATAATCCTAATGTAAATACTTTTATAAGGAAAGTTGGAATCTCTTTAGATAAAGCAACAAGAGAACGTAGGATTCTTGATGATGAAAATGACATCGCATTAGTTCAAGATTTAGCTGATGATGAATTAGAAAAGTTACAAACTGGTGGTAAAATAGCTACACCAGCTGAAGTTAGAAGTGCAGTTCAAAGAACAGTTCAAGCAGCTAGAGAACAAGGTATCTATATTAATGAGAATCATTCAGCTTTATCTGATTTAAAAAACTATGGTACTACTGTAGAAGATAGAGCTTTTCAGGCTATGAAAATCTTAGATGAACAGATTGAAGATGGAAGACCTTTAAGTGATGAGTTGATTAAATACGTACCAGCTAATAAACAAAAGTATTATAATGATTTTGCTAAGACATTAGACATACAAGGTTTAACTCCTTTTGAATTGAATGAAGATAAAGGCAAGATTCAATATGCAATGACATCTGGACCGAATGCTATCGGTAGAGATTTGACTAGTGAAGAAGGGTCTGCTATGTTTAATAGAGCTGTAGATTTATTTGAAAATGAGTATGAGAATAATAGATTACTTGAAATTGCAAAAGGTAATACTAAGAATGCTAAAGAAAATGCTCGTAGACTAGCTTTAGATGCAGTCAGAAAGGAATTAATAGAGATGAAAAAAGATCCGAATTATGTCGGACCTATTAATTCTCCTATTGAAATTGATCAGACTACTAGTGGTGAATATAAGGATGCACAGCAAGTTTTACAATTCCTTGAAAAGAAGGGTGAAAAAGCTGTATCATATCCAAAGTACTGGCCTGGTGAAAAAGATGCTCTTCAAGAATTTATAGCATGGGATCAAGGTGGTGAAAAAGGATTACCTCCAGCATACTATAGAGCATATGCAGGTAAAGTTAATATGACTGTTAGAGATTTAGCAGAAAAAAGATTAGAAGCTACTAAAGATCTAAGAGAAGAAGAAGCTAAGATTGAAAGAAAGAATCCTAAATCTTATAATAACCCATTGGTTAAAGAAGGAGTTGTTAAGGATGATGACAGTAAAATAGTTAATGCTGCACTGACTGGTGAGATAGATACTATGTTAGAGGATTTAACTATGGAAGGTAGAGACTTTGATACTGTATATTCACCTGCTAAACCTACTTTACAAGGGTATCAGGAAGAAAAGTTTGATAATGAATTACCTAATGGTCAACCTTTAACTAAAACTCCAATAGGTGAAGTACTTATATTGGCTTCTAGAGACTCTGATATAAGGTTTGGTGCTTATGATATACCTGCTGATGTCCTATGGGATATGCATGATCAAGGCTTACTGAATACAGATGCTCCATTTGATGAAGAAGCTCAAAAAGAAATTGTATTCAGACGAATCTTAACTAAAGCACATACAAGAGGATCGAATAAAACTTGGTCTAATACTTATAGAAGATACAACTGGTTAACTAAAGAAGAGAAAGGACAATTCACTAAAATTATAAAAGAAATTACTGGTCAAGAAGAATTTGAAACAGACCCGTATTCATCACTTGAACTATTAACACCTAGCGTAGCTAAGGCTTTAACCGCATTAGGTATGGGTCAAGAGATACCAACGGAATAATTATTACTAAGGTAACATATGGAAAATGATCTATCAAATATTGAGATAGATGAAGATGCTCTGAATGAACAAATATCTACATTTGATCGGCAAATAAAAAGAGCAGAAGAAAGAGAGGCTACTCAGGAATCACAACCTGTAGAGCCTCTTTCGGTATCTCAAGGACCAAAGTTCACACCTGAGCAGCAAGATCCAAGAAATACAGAACAAGGCTGGGGTATACCTGCAGTAGCTGAAGAGTTAAAATCAGCAGTACTAGGAGGTCTTCAGGATACAGCTTCATCAATACAAACCTTCCCTGAACGTGCTATAGATACATTAACAGGAGAAGTACAAAGAGAAAAGAAAGAGAAAGGTAGTTACCAACCAGAATGGAATCCTTTTGTAAATGAAGAAGATCCTATCATCACTAGAACATGGTGGGGTCAAATGTTAAGAGGTACCGTACACTTCGGTTCTATGGCAGCTGGAATCGTAGCTGCTGGTAGTGCAGCTGGAGTATCAGCTCCTGGATGGGCTACTGGTATGGCTGGCTGGGGTCTAATAAGGGCTGCTGGTATAGGTGCTATATCTGATACTATATCTCATACAACAGATGGAGAGAACGCATTAGGAATGATGCGAGATCGTTTCGGTTGGATGGATACACCATTAAGTACTAGAGATACAGATCATCCTCTAATGATGAAATTTAAAAACATCGTAGAAGGTATGGGTATTGGTATACTCTTTGATAGTGCTGCAATGGCACTTGGTAAAGGCGGTACTTATGTAAAAGGACAAGTAGCTGCTAGAAACAAAAGCGTAGAGTTACAGACAGTTAGGAAAGGATTACAAGAACTTAGGAGAAATGAGTTCGGATTTAGAGCTAGTAAAAACTCACCCGTAGCTGGTAGACATCAGGGTAATCATTTATCCCAAGAAGATCCTTATACTGTTTGGGAACGTAACAAGAGAGTAAGAAATGAATGGGGAGCAGAAGAAGGATCTGCTGGTAATGTAACAACACCAGTACAAAGAGAAAGAGTTGCTAGAGAGACTGGATTGACTGAGGAATTAGTTTATGATACATTACAAAAACTATACAGTGCAGACAAATTTCAGAATGTATTGAAAGCTGTAGAAGGTAATAGAAAGCGTTTAGTAGAAGTATTTGGAGATGCTATATTAGCACACCAAAGAATTACTTCTGGACGTAATGCTGCTGATATGCCAGCTGAAGAGTACTTAGAAGAAATCTTTAAAACTTCACAGAGATTTGATGTAACTGATATTGCTGGTAAGAAAGTAGATGAAATAGTCACTATTACAGCACAGAATGTTGTCGTTAGTGATTTAATTGTATCTACCTTATTACAACAATTAAGAGATATGGGTACTGCTGGTAGAGAGATAGCAGACTTTAACAACCTATTAGATATAGATGGTCCTGGTGATCAGATATTAGATACTATGTTAACTGCAATCTCTGAGTCTAAAAGAGCTAAGTATACACTGTCTCAAGAGTTCCGTAACTTAGGAGCTAAGAGATCTGGTGCTATTAAAGAAGCAGTTAAACAAGAAGTAGCAGATGCTAGAGAAACAATCCAATCTATCCTTAAGATAGCTGATAAAGATAAAGATGGAGATTTAGTACTAGCTTTGTTTGAAGCATTCTCATCTATGAAAACAGTTAATACTGTAGATGACTTTACTAACTGGGCTAGAAAGATGATCTCAGGTGGAGAAATTGAAGGTAAGAAACAGACTGGTGCTCTAATAAGAGAACTACAGGGTGTTATGATACATAGCGTTCTAAGCGGACCTAAGACACCTATGAGAGCTATTATGGGTACAAGTGCTGCAACTTTCTTAAGACCCTTCTCACAGACTCTGGGAGCTGCTTTAAGCTATCCTTTTACAGGAGATGCTGTTACTATGAGAGCTGGTTTGTCTTCACTTAATGCAATGATGGAAGCTATTCCAGAGTCATTTGAGTTATTTAAAACTAGATTGAACTCATATTGGACTGGAGATATAGCTACTATTAAGACTAGATTTGCTGAATATACTAGTGGTGATGATAACTGGGAAATATTAAGACGTTTCTCAGAAAGTGAGCAAGCTAATACAGGAGATAGAATAGTATTCAGTCTAGCTAATATGGCTAGAAATATGAATAATTCTAATTTCTTAACTTACTCAACTAAACTAATGGCAGCAACTGATGATGCTTTTGCTTATATCTTAGGTAGAGCTAAGATGAGAGAGAAGGCTTTTCGTTCTGCTATGGATGCTAAAGGTAAAGGAGCTTTAACATCTTACGCTGATATAGAACCTGAACTAATCAGACTATATGAAGAAGATTTCTATGCACAAATATTTGATAATAATGGTAATATCATAGATGAAGCTACTAAGTTTGCACGAAAAGAAGTTACGTTAACTCAGGAACTAACTGGATTTGCTGAAGGTTTAAACTCAGTATTCCAGCAGAATCCATGGGCAAAACCTTTCTTCTTATTTGCTAGAACTGGAGTGAATGGATTAAATCTTACTGCTAAACATACACCTGGATTTAACTTCTTTGTTAAAGAATGGAATGATATAGCATTTGCTAGTCCAAGTAACTTGGATAAGGTAGCTAAATATGGTATAACTAACGCTGCAGAATTAGCGAATGCTAAGGCATTACAAGTAGGTAGATTATCTATGGGTTCTGCTATAATCAGTATGGCTGCATGGTCTTGGATGAATGGTAATCTAACAGGTAATGGACCTGTAGATAGACAAAAAAGACAGACATGGATAGATGCTGGATACAAAGCTAGAACTATTAAATTGGGTGATGTAAGAATAGGATATGATGCTTTTGAACCCTTTAACCAAATAATGTCTATCGTTGCTGATATTGGTGATGCTAGTCAGTTAATGGGAGAAGAATGGACAGAAGATCAATTGCAAAAGATGTCGTTACTTGTAGCTCAAGGTTTAACAAGTAAGTCTTACTTAGCTGGTATGCAACAATTTGTCGATTTATTTGCTGGTAAGCCAGGTCAATTCGATAGAATTATTGCTGGATTAGCTAACAACCAAGTACCTTTAGCTGGTTTAAGAAATGAATTAGGTAAATTATTCACACCTTATACTCGAGAATTAGGTTCAGGTATCGATCAAGCTATTAGAAATAGAAACCTAATAACAGAGAATATAACTGGAGAACAATTACCTATTAAGTATGATCTTTTGAATGGTAAGCCTATTAAAGATTATGATCCTTTAACAAGAATGTTTAATGCTGTTAGTCCTATATCATTTAATTTAGATAATTCACCAGCTAGAACTTTCTTATTTAGATCTGGATATGATTTAAGAACATCTACTTATTATTCACCTGGACCAAACAGTATTAATTTAACAGATTCTCCAAAGATAAGATCCTTATATCAAAAAGCTATAGGTGATCAAAACTTAGAAGCTCAGATATTAAAACTATCTAAGCAGAAAAGAGCACAAGAATCTTTACTTGAGATGGAAAAAGACATAAGAGATGGAAATAGAGGTGCTTTTGAATCTAAAGATTACTATCATAATAGAGAATTAAATCTAATTATAACTGAAGCAAGAAAGAATGCTTGGTGGAGTCTAAGAGATAACCGTTTAGTTATGGATTTAACTCTTGATCAAACTGGTAAAAAACAAAAACGTAAAGAAAAGACCGCCCAAACTTCTAACGTTGCTCCTTTACTTAGAATATATAAATAACAAATGGCAACTTTTAAACAATATGAGGCTAGTGGAGGTGCTTCGGAAAATTTCTCTATACCTACCTTTACATCTGATGAAATAAAAGTAAGAGTAGAGGGGGTATTAAAGACAGCTGCTACTCATTATAATATAACAAATTATACTACAAATGGTGGTACAGTTACTTGGACTTCAGGTAACGTACCTTCTAGTGGTACTGTTCGTATATATCGAGAATCAAATTTAACTGCTCAAGCTACCTATCAAGCAGGTTCTTCAATTAAGGCAGATGATCTTAATAATAATCAGACACAAGCATTACGTGCATTAGAAGAGACAGATCAATTAGTACAGACATATGAGATAGATGATGGTGCAGTAACAACAGCCAAAATGGCATTTAATTCACTGGATACATTAGCTGGTCAAATTACTGCTAATGAACCAGGATGGTTAACTGATATTGGTATTGTTGCAGGTGACTTAGGACTTGCTGCTGATATGGGAGCAGTTGCTGATCCATCTGATACTGTTACTTTAGGTGCTATCAATACAGTAGCGACTAATATATCGAATGTAAATAGATATGCTAATGAGTACAAAATAGCAGCTTCAGCACCAAGTTCTCCAAATGAAGGTGATTTATGGTATGATACTACTAATAATGTAATGAAGTATCATAACGGTAGTGCTTTCGTTGCAATCGGAGGAGCAGTAACTGTAGTAGATGAAGACAATATGGCTAGTAATTCAGCTACTGTACCACCTAGCCAACAATCAGTTAAAGCTTATGTTGATTCATTAGCTTGGCTTGACCAAACTAACAAACAAACAGGTTCAGTAGTCTATTATGATGGTTCTACGTTGAAAGCCGATAATACCACCACCAAAGATTCACTTGTCCATGGAGGTCAATTTTAAAAAATGTCAGCAACAATACGAATAAAAAAACGGTTAAACCAAGGTGGCGCAGCTAGTGGTCCTCCTACTACTTTAAAACCATCAGAACTAGCTTTCAATGAAGTTAATGATGTACTTTACTATGGTGAAGGAGCAGCTGATGGAAATGGTAATGCTAGTGATGTCATAGCTATTGGTGGAGATGGGGCTTTCCTTTCTCTATCGGGAAACCAAACCGCAGCAGGAAATAAAACATTCAGTGATAATATAATTGTTACTGGTAACTTAACAGTTAATGGTACTACTACTACACTTTCAAGTAGCACTCTTGACGTAGAAGATAAAAATATAGAACTTGGTAAGGTTTCTACTCCTTCAGATACAACTGCTGATGGAGGTGGTTTAACTCTAAAAGGTGCTAGTGATAAAACATTTAACTGGGTTAATTCAACAGATAGTTGGACAAGTTCTGAACATATTGATCTTGCATCAGGAAAAGTATTAAAAGTTGCAGGTACGCAAGTTCTTTCAGCGAGTAATTATACTGGAACAGCTGCAAATGCTACAGCAGCTGCTGGTTTATCTGGTACTCCAGATATCACAGTTGGAGTAGTAACAGCAAGTTCACTAGACATTTCAGGTAACGCTGATATTGACGGTACTTTAGAAGCTGATGCTATTACTGTTAATGGTACTGCATTAGCAAGTTCAGCGACAACTGATACCACAAATGCTGCTAACATTTCTTCTGGAACAATTCCTACTGCAAGATTAGGTTCTGGAACAGCTAGTGGTACTACATACTTAAGAGGTGATAATACATGGCAAACAGTTTCAGTTAGTGATACTACTTATAGCGTCTCTTGCGCAGACGGTGATAACACAGACGAAGAAAAAATTAGATTAACAAGCAGTGGCGGTGTTACTGATGATGTAGTTTTAGAAGCTGGTACAGGCTTATCGGTAGCCAGATCAGGAGATAAAATAACCTTTACTAATACTGTATCTGATACTAATACTACTTATTCAGCAGGTTCAGGTTTATCTTTAAGTGGTACTACATTCTCAGTTGATACACTAAACCAAAATACTACAGGTACAGCAGCTGGTCTTTCTGGAACACCAGATATAACAGTTGATGATGTAGTAGCAGCAAGTCTTGATATCTCAGGTAATGCTGATATAGATGGTACATTAGAAGCAGATGCGATAACAGTTAACGGTACTGCATTAAGTTCAGTTATTTCTGGTACAACAGTAACTAATGCAACTACAGCAGCAACAGCTACAGAAGTTACTGTTACTGCTAATAACTCTACAGATGAAACTGTATATCCAGTATTTGTAGATGGAACCTCCAGTGGTCAAGGTGCAGAAGTTGATACAGGATTAACATATAATCCTAGCTCTGGCTTATTAACTACAACTAAAGTAGCTGCTCTTATTGATGGAGGCACCTTCTGATGTCTGACGCAGTAATAAAGCTAAAGCGAGGTACTTCTACACCAAGTACTAGTGATATTGCTAGCGGTGAAGTTGCAGTAGATACCTCGGCTAAGAAACTTTATATCAATGATGCTGGAACGGTTAAAGAAATCGGAGGTGGCGGAGGAGTCACTTCTGATGCTCAATACAACACTATCGCTGGTACTAATGCAGGAGATAGCTTTACTGGAACTGATGCTGAAAATAATACGTTATTTGGATATAATGTTGGTACTGCAATCACTTCAGGAGACGATAACTCTGCCTTTGGATATGCAGCTTTAAATTCTTGTACTACTGGATATGACAACACAGCAGTTGGAAAAGATGCTTGTGGTTCTTTAACAACAGCAAGAAGGACAACGGCTGTAGGTGACGGTGCTTTAAAAGATGTAACTACTTCTATTTCAAATACTGCTGTAGGTTTTTGGGCTGGTAAAGAAGTTACTGGAGCAGATAATACATATATAGGTTGTGAGTCTGGTTCGGCAACTACTACTGGAGAACGAAATGTAGGGGTTGGTCAGGGTGCTGGCCCTAAAGTATCTGCTTCTACAGGTAGCGATAATATAAATATTGGTTGGCTTACAGGAACAAGACTTACTTCTGGAAATACAAATATTGGAATAGGTCGAAGCACTATATCTTTCACAACAACTGGATCTAATAATATAGCTATTGGAAAAGACTCAATGGTGGACAATACTACTGGCGGGTCAAATATAGCTATTGGAGTTGATGCTTTAAAATCTAATACTACAGCAGAGAATAATCTAGCCATTGGACACAATGCCCTAGATGCTAATACGACTGGATGGGGACATCTTGCTATTGGTACTCATGCTTTAAGTGCTTTAAATGGTGAGAATTCAACAACAGCTATAGGGTATTATGCTGGAGCCAGTTGCACTAGCTCTGATTGTACTTTTATAGGTAAGGGAGCAGGAAAAGATACTACTTCTGGAGGAGCAAATACAGCAATCGGTAAAGATGTGTTTGATACCAATACAACTGGTGCTTACAATACTGCGATGGGCTATTGGGCTCTAAAGAAAAACACTACAGCTAGTGGTAATACTGCTATAGGTATGAATGCTGGTCATGAAATCACAACAGGACATAGTAATACTTTACTAGGAAGGGCAGCTGGTAAGTCTGGTACTAATGATTTAACGACTGGTGATAATAATATACTTATTGGATATGAATCTGCTGCTAGTTCAGCAACAGTAGATAACGAAATAACTTTAGGTAATACAAATATAACCAAGTTTAGAATCCCTGGATTAAATAGTTTTGAAATAAACGATAGTGGACAATTCTCTGGTGTTGCTTCTACTGCTTCTGGTACTGCTGGTGTACGTAAAATAACAGCATCTACATCAGCACCTTCAGGTGGAAGTGATGGTGATATTTGGATAAAACACGCTTCTTAAATTATGGCTGAACTTTATGTAAATGTTGGCGGGACATGGAAAACAGCAAGTAACTATTACGTCAATGTAAACGGAACGTGGAAAGAAGGAAGTGAACTACACGCAAAGGTATCTTCTGACTGGAAGGAATCAGGTGGCACAACCCCTAGTTTAATAACTACAAACCTAGTTCTTCACTTAGACGCAAGTAACAGCAGTTCCTACGGTGGTAGTGGTACAACTTGGACAGACCTTAGTGGTCAAGGTAATCATGGCACATTAACTAATGGACCAACCTATAACTCAGACGATGGCGGATCAATAGTATTTGATGGCTCTGACGATGTTGTTTCTGTTCCCGATGATTCCTCGTTGCAGATCAGTGCAAATATAACAATCGCTGGTTGGATTAAGCCTTCAGGTTTTGGAGGTAATGATTGGGGTAGAATAATTGATAAATCAGGTTCATATCTATTCTTTTTAGACGATACAAACACTTATGCCACTGATGGTATTGATTGGTGGCCGTATACTGGTTCTGCATTGAGAATAGATAATGTAGTGACCCTTAATGAATGGGCTTATTTTACAATAGTTGCATCAGGGAGTAATGTTGTGATTTATAAAAATGGAAGTAGTATCGGATCAGCTTCTAATCTTACTTCTTTACCTTCTAGTAGTAATACATCATATATTGGTAATAGAAGTGATGGAAACAGAGGTTTTGAGGGAAAAATAGCTCAAATTCATATGTATAACTCTGCACTATCAGCTAGTGAAGTACTACAAAACTACAACGCTACTAAATCAAATTACGTATGACAATATTTGGAAATAGACGTTGGGTTATTTTCCCAATAACAGAAATATCTAAAGTAGATTTTTCAAAAGTTAAAGAAACTGAAAACAATCTTCGTAAATCAGTAGATAATTCAAAAACATTTATAAAATGGGATGGTGAAACTCCATCCTTTGTATCTAGTATTTCTAGTACAGAAGGTCCATATACACATAGTGAGATATTAACTATTCTTGCTACTGATGCTTGGACTGATAAAGAATCATACTCATGAAAGTAAAACTAAAAACTCTAAACCATCCTAATGGAAAAATTACAAGAAAAAGCTAACAAACTAATTGAAGAAAGAAATCAAATCTCAGTTAGATTTAATGAAATTAATGGTGCTCTTACCTTACTTAACGAATTAGCACAAGAAGAAAACCCTACAGAAGAGGTTAATGATGGAACGAACAACTGATGAAATAGCACAGATCTATAACGCATCAAAAGATAGTGTTACTTTAATCAACAGTGTAGCTGCTCAATCAACTATTACTGATGAGGATAAGGCTACTCTTAAGCGTAATGTAGATCATCTTGAGATCATCAAAGCATACAAGAAAGAAGACGGTACAACAAGTATCTGGGGAAGTGAAGATTTCTCCACGCATGATGCAGCGGTTACTTTAGGTAAATCTAAGTATTAAAATATACTTACCTAGAGCAACACTACCTGAACCTGATGCTATGTACTTCAGACCTCCTACAGCTCGGATACCGTCGTATAAACCTATGGTTATACCTCCGAGCGATTTAGAGGCACCTGAAGACGTTAAACAGGAATCTACAGAACAAGTAGAACAACCTAAGTTACAGAT